CCAAGGAAGTCTCGTTCAGGTCGGCTGCGGTGGTCGGGATGTTGCTGTTGGTGCCACCAGACACCAGCGGGTGCGAGGCGGAGAATAGAGGCTGACCGTCGCCACCAGCGTAGGTAGAGCTAAAGCCGTTGTTCAGGACGGCGGCAGCTTTCACCTGCTTGGTGTAAGCCATAGCGCGGGCCAGGGCCTTGGTGTAGCGAGCAGACA